CACTGGCAGCAGTGGCGTCACGGGGGCAAGTGCGTCTGGCACCTCCAGCGTGGTCAGCGTTTCCTGTACTGCAACGCTCAACGTACGTGGCTACGTCGATGTCGCCTGTGACATCTCTGATGGCGTAAGCACGCAGACCGTAACCGCACGCTGCACCTTCAACTACTACAACACTGTCTGATAAGTGCACAACGACACCAAGCTCATTGCCTTTCCGCTCCTGTTCGGCGCAGCCATTGGCTTCGCCCAGGTGCTTGCGAAGGGCAAGCCTTTCGATTGGCGTCTCGCCATCGCTCGTTCCATCCTCAACGGCGCCCTAGGCGCTTCCGCAGGCTTCGCTCTCGTGGTGTTCCCTGCGATGCCTCTGCCGGCCCTGGTGGGCCTTGCGTGCATCCTTAGCTCCTTGGGCACCTCCGCCCTGGAGCGGCTGTTCCAGCGTGTACTAGGGGGCTCCAGTGGCGGCCAGTAAGGAGTCCCTGGAGGCCCTACACACCGCCATTGCCAACAAGCTCACCGAGAGCATCAACGCGATGGAGCCCGGTGAGAAGGGTCTTGCCGCACTGCTCAATGTGGCTCGCCAGTTCGTGAAGGACAACGGCATCGAGGCTGTGCCGACGTCGGGTAGCCCGCTGGGCAACCTCAGCAGCAAGCTGCAGCAGTTCCCTTTCGAGCCAGACGAGGTCCATTAAGGGACAGCATCACTTGCTTAGAAGACCACTGCTGACTTAGCCGGGCCAACGTATCTCAAGCGAGCCTGTGCATCCATGAGGCGCGACTGTAGCGCGTCGCGCCTCACGCGAAGCTCTTTAACTTCGGGGCTAGATTCATTGGAACCACCGAGCGCCCCAACTTTGAAGCTGATATTTGAATCAAGTCGGTCAAGCTCTTTATCTAAGTTAGCGATATAGGCGATGTCATCGCGGTTGGCCTGGAAAATCTCGATTTGTGCAAGACATTGTGATAGTTGCTGTCCTTGCGTAGAAAGAACGCTTTGCTGATCGACCCCTTTAGCCAGCTCACCACGCGTAGCGCTTAACTCTTTCTCTGCCGTATCGCGCGCCGCGCGCAGCCTGCCAGCCTCATCTCGTTCCACCTGTAGCGCCTTGCGCTGATCGTCCAGGTCTTGTCTCAGTCTGGCGTTCTCGTTCTTTAAGACCGTGTTCTCACCTGTAGTCACGTAGTAGGCGACAGCGCCACCAGCAATTCCAGTGAGTAACGGCAAAACCGCAAGCACCACTTTCGTCCAATCGAGAACCTTTCCGGCTATCGACTTGTTCACCTCAGACGTTTCTTCCATTTCCCCCTCCCAGTCCTTAGCGGCATAACCTGCTCAAATAATGTCCGAACGGAACCATCCGTTCCAGGACTTCCGCAACTTCGTCTTCCACATCTGGAAGCATCTCAATCTCCCAGCGCCCACGCCTGTCCAGTACGACATCGCGGTCTACCTGCAACACGGGCCGCGGCGCCGGGTCATTGAGGCGTTCCGAGGTATCGGCAAGTCCTGGCTTACAGCAGCCTACGTGTGTTGGCTGCTATGGAAAGACCCGCAACACAAGATTCTCGTCGTCTCCGCGTCCAAGGACCGAGCCGACGCCTTTTCGATCTTCGTCAAGCGTCTGATCGAGACGGTTCCCGAGCTGGCCCATCTGAAACCCCGCGGCGACCAGCGGAACTCCAATCTCGCCTTCGACGTCGGCCCCGCCCTGCCCGATCAGTCCCCCTCAGTAAAATCAGTGGGCATCACTGGTCAGCTCACGGGCTCCCGCGCGGACACTATCATCGCGGACGACGTGGAGGTAGTGAAGAACTCAGCCACGGTGGCGCAGCGCGAGAAGCTCGCGGAACTCATCAAGGAGTTCGACGCGATCCTGAAGCCGCTGGCGTCGTCCGAGATCATCTACCTGGGAACCCCGCAGACCGAGGAATCGATCTACAACCTGCTGCCCGAGCGCGGCTACGAGATTCGCATCTGGCCGGCGCGGTATCCCAAGGACCGAAAGCACTATCTCCAGTACGCCGGCAGGCTCGCCCCGTTCATCGCGGAAGCCTTCGAATCCGGCAAGGGCGCTCCCTGGAGCCCTGTAGAGCCCACCCGATTCCACGAAGAAGATCTTCTGAAGCGAGAGGCGTCCTACGGGCGCTCGGGCTTCATGCTCCAGTTCATGCTGGACACCACGCTGTCCGACGCGGAGCGCTACCCGCTCAAGTTGTCTGATCTGGTGGTGATGGACGTGGACCGTGAGGCGGCCCCTATCCGCATCATGTGGTCCTCTGGTCCCGAGTACGTTCTCCAGGACATCCCGTCCGTGGGGTTCACTGGCGACCGCCTGCACCGTCCCATGTACGTCGCCAAGGACGTCGAGGAGTTCACCGGCGCCGTTATGTCGATCGACCCCTCGGGTCGTGGCGGGGACGAGACTGGCTATGCCGTGACCAAGCTGCTGCGCGGCATGGTGTTCCTGAGGAGAGCTGGGGGCCTCAGGGGTGGTTACGCGGACGAGACGCTGGAGCAGCTCGCGCACATCGCTCGGGCCGAAAAGGTGAAGACCATCCTGGTCGAATCGAACTTTGGCGACGGTATGTTCGTGAAGCTGCTGGAGCCGGTTCTTCGGCGTATCTATCCCTGCGCCATTGAGGAGGTTCGTAGCACGGGGCAGAAGGAGCGTCGGATCATCGACACCCTGGAGCCGGTGATGAACCAGCACAGGTTGGTGGTGGACGCAGCAGTGCTCAGGGCGGACCAGAAGGATGATCCGCAGTACCAGCTATTTCACCAGCTCACGCGCATCACGCGAGATCGCGGCGCATTGCGCCACGACGACCGACTGGACGCCCTAGCGCTCGCAGTGAAGTTCTGGACGGACTACCTCGACCGCGACGTCACCCGAGAGGAGGACAAGCGGATCGAGGAATTGTTCGAAGCGGAGCTGAGGAGATTCGAGGAAGCCGTATTCGGCTTTAGTCGTCGCCGTGACAATTACTTCGACAACTACTGAGGCCTAGCGGCCAGCACAAGCAGCTCCTTCGTCGCCTCGGCAATGGTTTTATCCCGGGGCGGCGGGGCTTTTAAGCTGTCCTCATCAGGAATGATGCCGTTCCAATAGAGCTGATAAAGGGAGTTTGAGATGTTGCGCAGGCATTCAATCATCTCAGTTATAGCCTCGTCGGTGATTTTCGATACGGCAGCCGCCGCTTGCGCCCGGGTGAACTCGCGGTGCGCATGCCACTTTCGCCGCAAGTCGAGATGTTTCGCCTTGTATTCTTTCCGATGACCTCTGATGGCTTTGGAAAAAAGCCTCAGATCGTCCAGAGTTGGTTCTCGATGGCCTTCGAGAAATGCTGAAAGCCACTCATCAGCGTTGTCGGACAGGCGGGTCTTTCTAGCTGCGAGCGCCGCGGCTGTGTAAAGGCGCGGGTCGCGAGCAACATTTAAGAGCTTGTCAACGCTATACGCTGCATCCTCGTCGAAAATTCGAGCAAGTGCCATAGCCAGCGCTACCCTCAGCCCCTCCAATGCGGTATCCCAGAAGTAGAAGGTCTCGAACATGACCTTCTCTACCTGCTGGCTAGCGCGATGAGTTTCCGCGATTGTCATTATTACTTGGTAGCACCGCTCTGCTACTCGCACTTCTTCTTCAAAATTTTGAAGCTGCAATTCGAACGCTGCTTCTAACTCCCTCTGCTCAGCCGTCTGTCTGTCTACTGACGTGACCATTCCCCCTCCCGTTAGGAATTTTTGGATAGCCTACCAACTCTCTCCGCGCCTCGAAGCTTTCCTCGTGGAAGCCGAAGGGGAGCGCTTGACCGCCTACAAAGACGTGGCGGGCATCTGGACCATCGGCGTCGGCCATACCGGCCCCGAGGTCACACCCGGGATGACCATCACCCGAGAAGAATCCCGCCGGCTCCTGGCCCAGGACGTCCAGTCCGCAGCTAAGGCAGTCGCCCTGGGAACCAACATCCCCTCCCCCAGCCCGCAGTTCGACGCGCTGGTCGCCCTGGTCTTCAACATCGGGGCCGGGAACTTCGCCACCTCCACCGTCCGTCGCTGCATCAACGAAGGCCGTATGGCCGACGTCCCCGCGGCTTGGCGCATGTGGAACAAGGTGACCCTCAATGGCCGCAAGGTCGTCTCTCCTGGCCTCGTGAATCGCCGCGAGGCCGAACTCAAACTCTGGAACACCACCGAATGAAATTCCTCGAACGCATCGCCCGACTGTCGGCGAAGACCAAGCTGACCTGGGCCGCCTTCGTAGCCCTGCTGGCGACCTATGGCGCCGTGTGGGAACTCGTGCGAGAGCACATCCCTGAGGTCTTCAGCCATATTAAGGCCAACTTCGCCGAACTGTGGGGCGACCGCGAGAAGTACCGCAAGGAGCTGATCGCTACCCCTGCCGGCGGCCCCTCGGTCCCCACCGGCTCCAACCGGATCACCCCGCCTAAACAGGCGCGATGACCACTGTCGCCTGGGACGGTCGCTCTCTGGCCGCGGACACGCAGATGACCAGCGACTTCAAGACCCACGGCCACAGCAAGTTCTACAGGTTCTCCGATGGCTCCATCGGTGCCTTTGCGGGCACCTGGAGCCGCGTACAGGAGGCACAGCGCTTCATCGACGGGCAGGCCGATGCCTGCCCCTCGGAAGACTGGTCGGCCCTTGTGGTGCGTCCTGGTGGCCGTGTGGAGTTCCTGGATTGCGATGGATGCCGCCTGGACGTCACCAGTTCCCCGTATGCCATCGGGAGCGGTGCCCACTTCGCCCTGGGAGCCCTTCAGTGCGGCAAGACGGCTGAGGAAGCCGTACGGGTGGCCGAGGTATTCGACCAGTTCACGGGAGGCCCTGTGGAGGTCGTGAGGGCGTCTGAAGTGGTCGCGGTGAAGCCGGCCAGGAAGACCACTCGCAAGAGGTGAGACCGAGGAAGTCTAGGGTGTGGGGATGGCTCATTGGTCGTCCCCCGCTCGTCCTCAA